GGGCTATATTTTTACCGCGTAGATAACCGTCACCGTGGCCTTCGCGGTAGCCTGTGCGATAGGCAGCTAACATAAACATACCTACCATTAGCACCGTAAATAAAATTACTGCTAGATCTATTAACATACAGCCCCTTTAGTTATGGCTGATAGCTCTACCTGCTAAGTAGCCCTCTCAGCGTGTAGCTAAAAGTATGCAGGCTAGCACCGACATAAAGCAACCCGACACGCTAGCGAGCTAATCGTTCCTCTAGCAATAGCTCATAAATCTTATCTACGCGCTGCTCTATACGCTCTACGCGGCCTCTTAAATTATGGTTGCCGTTGTTATCTGGTAGCAGCTCGCTTAGATAATGCCTAACTAAATGCCTAATCAGCCCAAGCCCTACACCGATAAGAGCGCATATAGCCAGCGCAATACTTAGTAAGGCTTGAGCTGTAGACATTACTTCTTAGATCCTATGCCGTATTGCTTTTCGTTAGGCTGTATAGCTTTTAGTACTGGCCCAATAAGACCAGCTAAAAAAGCATTAGCCAATACTTTAGGGTCTGTTATGCCTGCCAGGTACAAGGCTGCAACGCTAGCTAAAGCCGCGCGCCCGTAACTATAGGCAGCTGCCTCTAGTTGTTTTCTATTCATTGTGCTACCTGCTCTGCCCCTTGTGTTGCCCCTTGCGATAATTTTAGTATGCGTTTAGCCGCTTTGTCTGCATTGACGTTAACCTCAAAGTGCATTTCATCTACCCTACCCCGATAGTTACCGCCCCACGCTAAACGGTATTTTTTTGCTAGGGCCTCTATCATAGGTATTTTTGCAGCTGGGAACGTGCCAGCTTTGCCTAGCGGGTGTTTAGTTGCGTTTAGATCTATAGCTGTACCGCTGCTATGGCAGCTTAGGCGGTCTGTGCTACCGCGTACCATACGAAACGCATAGCCCCACTCATCTAAAGCGCCCTCATCTATTGGCTCTATTAGCGCGTGGAACTCAGCGGCAAAACCTACTAGCAAAGGTGCTACAGCCTCAGCGCATCTAAGTTTTCTATTAGTGCCGGGTACTGTATAACTCTTTATGCCAATTTCTGCCGGGTCTTTGCTAGCAGGCCAGCCGTTATAGCTAGTTAGCATATTTAATCCTTTGCACTATTCCTCAAGATTATGCTAGAAGCAGTTTAGCCTCATCCTCAGTAATGCCTAGCCGATCTAGCAGGGCTGCCTTTTTAGTAGCCTTTGCTTCGGCTTCGGCTAAAGCGGCTAAACGCTTTGCTTCATCAACTTCATATTGTGCCAATTCTTGTGCATTTAATTGGCGCTCAATTATTTCACCAGTTTCCACATTGTGTATTACTTTTGTTAGATTTGACATTATTTAACTCCATATACATAAACTGTGCCAGAAGTAAAGTTACCGCTACTGTTAAAAAATTCTAAAGCGTTAATGGCTGTGGTTTGATTATAAAAACTAACTGTGCTGCGCCAGCTTATACTTGTATCAGTAGTATTATCATTGCCTAAACTCCAGCCTACATTCATTTTCCAAGCCGTTGTATCTGCGTATTCGTAAAGTGTGTAGCAAGTAGCGCCATTTGCTGCTGAATTATCTTGAGCATTACTTAATATCATACTTGTATCGTTGTAGGCAGAAGTAAGAGTGCCTTCATTTCCAGCTATATTACGGTATCTATTTGACCCAGCGTCTGAATTAAGACGCATACGCAAACTAGCTCCATCAGTTGCAGGCTTGTAATTCATTACAACTATGTAGAGATTACGAAAAGTGGCTGGAATTGATGAAACTGTAACGCTTGAGCTAGTTAAAGTAGTTCCACCAGAGTTAATAAGAGTCATTCCACCACTAGCAGGCGTAGCAAACTTTAAACCTGTTGCCTCACCGCTATCAGCTGTTAAAACTTGACCATTAGTTCCCACAGCTAACCGACTAAAAGCATCTGCACCCGTGCCAACTACTAAATCACCTTTAGCATCTATAGCAGTAGCCATAGAGTTAGTAATAGTTACTGTGCCGCTAGTGCCACCGCCGCTAATACCTGTGCCAGCTGTAACACCCTCTATATCACCTGTTGCACCGCTAGCTACCCAAGCGCTACCAGAGTAATACCACAGGCTGTTAGTATCTTTAGTAAATGCAAATTGCCCTTCTTGTGGGCTAGTTATTGCAGAGTTTCTAGCTGCCTCTGTAGCGAAAACTAATACGCCTTGCATTAAATAGCCGTTTACGTCCGCGGCTGTTAAAACCTCACCTGTAGTAAAGGTCTTAAATCCTAAGCCCGCTGCCATTGTTACCCCCTTAGTAGGCTAAAACGCCTGTGTCTAGCAGGCCGTATATAGCAGAGTCTAGTATAAAGCCGTCTATTATCGGCTCTAGTGTTGTTAGTGTCGTTTTCCAGCTGCCGGGCGTAATTGCCATAGATACGCCAAACACCTGCAAAGTCTTAGTTAAGGTAGATGAGCCGGGCTGATTAGTAGTAATCGTTATAGGGTCAAAAAAATCTAGGTCTAGAGCGGCGATTATGCCGGCATTATAATTATCTGTGTATAAATCTAGGGTAATGGCATCACATCTTATAGAGGTTTCTTTACGGCTAGCTACATAGGCTTGAGCGTAATCTAGGGCCGCGGCATCTGTCTGCATTAGTAGATTTTGTTGGTTATAGCTATGTGTAAAGTACTTGGCAATAGAGGCTGCATCTGTAGCTACCTGCGTAGTACCGCCTGTACGGGTAATGCTAGCCGCGTTAAATACCAACGTATCATCTAAGCGCCAAACAGCGTTAAAATAGCCTATAGCCGTGCCGTTATCGTTAAACACGGTAGGTGTGCCGCCTATGCTAGCCGTGGTCACGTTTCTATCTTGAAAGACAAATGATCCTGTAGCATCTACATAGAAAGCCCCGTACTCACTTAGCGTTACTGTGTTAAGGGCTGCAAGGCTAGTGCGCGCTGTGCCGGGGTCTGCCTGCATTGTAGTTAGCCCTGCATCTACATCACGCATAGAGCTAGGCCAGGTTATTTGATTTAGTATCTGATTAACACGCGTACCGCTTAAATCTCCAGCGGTTGCCCCTGCTACCGTTGCTATCTGTGCATTTTGGGCAAGTCTAAACGCATCTACCGCGGTAATAGTGGTATAAGCAACCTCATCTGCGTTTTTAGGTGTAGTAGTAGTGTAGCTAGTAATAAAGCCGCTAAAAATAGGGTAGGTAGTACTAGCGTAGGTAGCTGTTATCTGCACTTTACGCATAGGGTCTAGCAAGCCATAATAAGGGCCGCTAGTATTTTGTGGGTTAAAATCGCCGTTTTGGTCTACGATACGCATAGTTAGCGTACCTGTTTGGAATTGGTCGGCCTGTGCGTTACGGCCTCTATTTGTTTGTATTGTATCTACAACGTTAGACACATCTACAATTACTGCTGCGCTATCGGCTAATACATTTGTATCTAGTATGCCTGTATCTAAAATCATAGCTTGAGCAAAACTAGGCCCAGTACTAAAGTTAATTACCGCGTTTACTACTGGCAGGGTCATAGGCCACCGGTGTAACGCAACGGGTCACCTTTACGCTCTAGGTCTAATATGGCTTTTTGTACAGCTTGGCTTATTGTGTCCTCACTACCTACTACACCTGCATTTACTGTTACATAAAAATTTTGCATAGCTTCATATCTGCCTGCTGCTAAATTATTGGTCATAGTATTTCTAGCTGTTATTTCTTCTAATTGTGCTGTATATCTATCAGCTGCTAAATTATTTGTAGCAGTAAAACCTGCCATAATTTGATCTAATTGCGCTGTTAATCTAGCGCTGGAAAGTATATTGGCAGGGTTAGCTAATGAAGTACCGGCAAACTCACTACTAGCTATAGCTGCCACAGCATCGTTAATTATGGTGGTAATTGTGTTAGGTGTTGTAGGCGTAATAGTAGTACTAGGCGTAGTAGTCGTAGTAGTAGAAGTAGGCGTAGTAGTAGTCGTAGTAGTCGTAGTAGTTGTACTAGGTGTTATTTTAAGCCCTGCCATTTTACCTAGTAGTAATAAAGCTTGGTCTAAATTATCTATATCAATTAACTTTTTTGGCATAAAACTATTTATTATTTTTTCTATATCTTTTAACTTAAACTCTTGGCCTTGCAGAGCGCCTAGTATTGCTAAATCTAGGTTAAGTTTTTTAGCAAGGCGTGTAGCAGCTTCTACATCTTTAGCAGCTATAGCATCCTCTAGCTCTGCCATAGTCTTTTTTATAGATAGGCGGGTTAGGTCATTAGCTAGCTGTAGTTTTTGTTGATCTGTGGCATTTGCGCCTAGTTTGTTTATTTCATCTTGCTTAGCTAATAGCGCTGCCTGTACTTGTATTTTGTCTAGGTCAAATACATCTGTACCCTTGCCAAGTGCTAGCGCAGCCTTATCTAAAGCTAATTGATTTGCCTTTTCTTTTGTTAAAAGTTTTTGCTCATTTAACCTTTTTTTAGCAGCTAGCGCCTCTGCCTGGGCTATTTTTAGTAAGATGCCCCTGTTACTGAGTTCTTTAGCGTATGCCTCAGCTTGTTTTTTGCGTAGCTTATTAGTCTTATCTAGTTGATCTGCCGCGCTACCAATAATAGGATCTAGTCCTATAAGCGCATCAAACGCTTTTAATATAAGTTTTATAGCGGGGTTTTTGCTTAACTCTGTTAATTTCTCATCTAACTTCTCAAATGAGCCTGCCGCTTTACCTAACGCTGTGCCTATTTGTGTGCCTAGTTCTATTATCTTTTCTTGGAAATCCTCAACACTCATACCGCTAGCCTCTAGGCCATCTACAAACCCTCTAGCTAGCGCCTCTTTAGCTTGATCTCCTGCCTCGGCTAACCTAGCTATTTTAACTGCGTAGGTGTCTAAGGCCTTAGCGCCTGCACCTAAATACTTGCCATTAAGTAATTCTAATATCTGATTAAAGCTTTTACCTTTTAGCTCAGCTGTAGTAAAACCTATGCGTAACCTAGCTAGCGCGGTAGTTTCACCCTTAAAGGCACGGGCTAAGCCATTACTAACGGCCTGTAAATCTTTGCCTGTCGCTAAGCTTACATCTAGCGCGGTCTGCAATAGTTTTTGCGCTTGCGTTGCATCACCTGTAGCTTGTGATAAAGATACAAACGCGCGGGTTAAATCGCCGCCGCCTATACCTGTAGCTAGGGCTAATTTGTCTATAAATGAATTAAGAAAAGGCGCAGCAAAGCCTAAATTAACAGCATCTAATTGAGCCCCTAATAACTTGGCTTCTTTTTCTGCCTCTGCAAATGATCTAGCTGCTGCTCTACCAAACCTTAATACAGCTGTTACGCTAAATGCTACAGCTAAAGTTTTGGCTAAACTTTTTACACCTTTACTTAGTTTTGTAGTAGCAGTTTCGGCTTCCTTAAACGCTTTTTTGCCTGTGAACTCAGAAGCTATATTTACTACTACTTGCGGATCTACAGCCATTATTTTACCGCTTTCATAGACCTATCAAATATCTGTTTTGTAACCTCTAGCGCCTTTAACACAGCTGCATTAGTTTTGCCGCCATCCTCAGCCCAAGCTCTGTAAATAGCACGGCCTCTCATTTTGCGCGACCTACGCCCTGCCCCTGTTTGATTATTAGCATCTACTATTGAACCTGTGCCATTTAGCGCATCTATAAATTGTTTACCAGCATTAGGGTTTAGGCTCTTTGAGTATTGCTTACCAGTTGCAGTAGTTTTATCATAAACGCCATTTACATAGCGATCTACTAAAGGCCCTTGCGGTCTGCCAGATGGGTTTAGCCGCCCGCTAGTTTCATAGATAGCACCGGCAGCGCTGGCATTGACTATACGCGCTAGCGCTCTAAATCCGTTTCTATTGGGCTTGCTTGGCGCTGTTCTAAAACCTATACCGCGCCTAGCTTCGCCTGCATCAAATCTTGGAAATGCTCTGTAATTTATTGTTTCTGCGCTAGATACTGGGTTAGACCAGTTGCTTAGCTCTGGTATAGCGGCAGGTATAAAGCCCCTAGCTTTGTTAGTAACAGGCTTTAACAGGTCTGATAGCTCTTTTTGTATTGCCTTGCCTAAATCCGGGGCATACTTGCGTAGAGCCTTGCGAGCTTCAACGGCGCCTCTTACCTCGGTTGGCATCCTGCATCTCCTTAGCCCTATCGGTTAAAACCTTTAGGATATTACTAAACATTACATCATCTAGATCTAGCAAGTACTGGGGCGCTATGCCTGTTTCTACCGCAATTTGTGCGATTAGATAGCCAAAACTACCGCGCCCCACTACTCCAAAGGGTTATCATCTGTAACCTCAACTTTAGCTAAGGTTTCTAGAAAATCTGCCCCAAATGGTTTTACTACTTCGCCGCTTGCGCGTAAGCACTCCCAGGCTAGCCAGTAAACATCACTTTGCTTTTCATCATCTCTAAAGGCTTTGTGAAAACCTTTTTTAGCATACTGCTCAAAGGCATACTCAATACGGGGCGTAATCTTATGCTCGGTTACGCTGCCGTCTGCCCTTGTTATTTTAAGCTGTGCCATTGTTTGCCCCTTTGTCTATTCGTTATGGTGTGGTGTCTACTACGATTACAGAGTTACAGGTAAAGGTAATGCTCTGTGTTGAAATATCTCCAACAGCGCCGTTAATGTCTGTAGTGTTATTGACTAATACTGTCGTTTGATATTCTGGATTAGTTGCTGAAACTATCGCGCTTGTCTGCTTAAGTGTTAGCGGTACAGTAGTTCCCCACGCGGCTTGCAAGGTTGCAAGTACGTTTGATGCTGCCGTATCGTTTAGAAAATCAAGCGTGATAGTGCTTGCCTCTAGGCCCTTTACAAACTTATGCGCTGTGTCGCCCATAGCTGTAACTTCTAGCTCATCAAAACTACGGTTAATAGTTGCGCTCGTAACGTGATCCGACAGGGCCACGCTGTTCAGCGTGACTACTACGCCGTTAGAAAGAAAAATTGCCATTTGTTATGCCTCGTTTTCTGTTGTCGGTGTTTCTGTGTCTTTTACTGCTTTTTGCTTTGTTTCTTTAACCTCTTTAGGCAGTTCTTGGCCTATCTTGATTAGAAACGCTTTATCTTCATCTGTTAGTGC